CCTTCGCGAACCGACTTCTCGGCACGAGAGTTACGCCCTCCACTTTGTGGGAGCTGACTCCGTGGTCTTGGTTGTTGGACTGGTTTGGAAATTTTGGGGATGTTATCTCCAATTTCTCCAATCTGCACCAGGACAACCAAGTGATGACCTATGGGTATTCTATGAGTACTGTGTACAAAGAGAAGACCTATAGTCTTTCAGGTTCTCCCATTGGTCCGCTAACGCAGACCTTTGGGTCTAAGTATCAACTTAGACTGAAAGCATCACCATATGGGTTCGGAGTTGATTGGCCGGATTTTTCGGCTTATCAATTATCCATCCTCGCTGCACTCGGCATGAGCCGAAGGTAGCTTGGGACGGACAGCCCGTCAATCCTACATCGAATAGGTGTAGGAGTCCCATCACGGTCACCAGAGCTTTTTCTGGCTGACATCACTCTAGGAGTAATGCCTTGTCCCTTACAGATCCGCAGTCTATCAACATTGGCGCGGGAGCGGTTTCGCTGCCTCGAGTCAGCGTTGGGGCTAACACCTCAACGTATACCTCGGCAGATGGAAACATCTCCATGGTGATCTCGAACACGTACGCGAAGCGTACGCGGCGAGCCGTCCGTGTCAATGTTCGAAAGACTGCAGCCGATCCGTTGTTTACCGACCGGAATGCGCCGTTCACCATGTCGTTTTACGTGGTGATCGATGTGCCTCCGACCGGTTTCAGCAACGCAGAGGTTGTTTCCATTGGGTCCGGTCTTCTGACCGTGCTCACTGCAAACACCAATGCTGTTCTCACCAAGGTTTCTGCAGGTGAGAACTAGCTGATTCGGTTACATCTGTAACACAGGGCTATGGAAGGTTTACCCCCATTAAGGAGGGGCCTTGAAAAGCCTTATGTTACTCGTAGAGATGGTCCTCCAGGATCTGGGGACCAGATGCCGTACGAGCACCACTCAGGATCTCAAAAGGATCCAGAGTCGGGTTGAACACGAGGGCATATCGTTTCTAACGATATGCCTGCCGAACTTTGCTAAAGACCTCCAAAAAGGTCTGAAGCAAGGGTTCGTCGATTCCAGCCTCTTCCAAGGTTTTTCTTGGAAGGGAGGTCTCCCCGAATTTCTTCGAGGTTTCCTGAATCTTGTGTTCGATTCGGATACGGGTCGATTGCTCGTAGAACCCGATGTTGACGCGATTTATGCTGTTCGTCAGATTTGTTTGATGTTCAGCAAAATCGAACTTGAGTGCACTGGCAAGCGTACTCAAGAAGCCATCAGGGGGTACTATGAGTGTGATCAGGAAGTCAAGGAGTATGACAGAAGAAGATCTTCTGATGATTATTTGTCATTCAGAAGAATGTCAATGCTCCTCTTCGGCAATGTCCTTCAGCGTGTCAATAATGACATTGATGAATGGAAAATTGTTCCGAAGCACGGTCCTGGTGCCACCGCAGATCGTCTACGCGGTAACGCGAAGTTTGATCAAGCGGAATGGACGACCAGGTTAGAGGCGATCTTTCCGGCAGGGGAATTTCTTATTCCTAACTGGCGGTATGGATCTAACCTCGAACGTGTGCATTTCCTAGAACCCGGACAGGAGCGAGCTTGTAAGCTCACTGCTGTTCCTAAAACGCTGAAAACACCTCGTCTAATCGCTATAGAGCCCACCTGCATGCAATATGTGCAGCAAGGGATTTCTGAGCGGTTGGTTGAGTACCTTGAGAAGGGGCCTGACACCCTCTTCCCTTGGTTAGTCGGATTCTCTGATCAAGGACCTAACCGGCAACTTGCCGCTAATGGTTCACTTGATGGGAGTTTAGCAACACTCGATTTGAGTGAAGCCTCCGATCGTGTTTCCAATCAACTCGTACTTGAAATGACAGCCCGTTTTCCCTCACTTCTTGAGGGCATTCAGGCTTGTCGTTCAAGGAAGGTTGAAGTGCCTGGCTTTGGTGTTTTACGCCTCGCCAAGTTCGCGTCTATGGGTTCAGCTCTTTGCTTTCCTATTGAAGCAATGGTTTTTGCTACATTGATCTTCATGGGAATTGAAAAAGAGCTCAATCGCCCGTTGTCCCTTTTAGACGTTCATCGCCTAAAGGGGAAGGTGCGCGTCTATGGAGACGATATTATCGTCCCCGTAGAATTCGTACATAGCGTCGTGGAGGTACTCGAAAATTTTGGTTTTCGAGTTAATCACGACAAGTCTTTCTGGACTGGCAAGTTCAGAGAGTCTTGCGGTGAGGACTACTTCGATGGTTGGAACATTACTGTTACCAAGCTTCGACGTATGATCCCCACACGACGCGAGCACGTTTCGGAGATTGTTTCTTTGTCGTCCTTCAGGAACCAGATGTATTATGCTGGCAACTGGAAGACGGTAAAGTTGGTTGATGGTTGGTTAGAGGATTTGATCCCCTATCCAGCCCTCTCACCGACATCTCCGGGGTTGGGC